GGAATGAATTTACAAAGAAACGCCTAAAAGATATAGTAGAGGTTTTATTATGACACCAAACCTATATGCTGCAGAACGTTGTAAGACACCTCTATTCAAACACGAAGATAGAAGATGGCACGTTGATTATGTTGAAAATGGTAAATGGACAGAAAAGAAATTCATGGATCCAGAAAAAGCCTATGAATTCTATCTTGAGATCTTCCATAAATTAGAAAAAGAATATAAACCAGGTAAAGAGAAAATAAAATGAATAAAGTAATGTTAGATATTGAAACAACAGGTAATATTGCAAGCTCAGCCATCATTCAACTATCTATGGTACGATTTGATGAAGATGGTAATACTGGAGACTCTATACACATTAATATAGATGCAGAAGAACAATATAAACTAGGGGCTAAATATACTCAAAGTACTCTAGACTGGTGGCAACAAACAAATAAAGAACTGTTCGAATCTATCACAACCACCAATGTCCACTCTGTAAAAGAAGCCCTGGATATTATCGATGCTTTTATTTCGCCTTATGATTATATCTGGTGTCATGCTACTTTCGATATGCCAATCTTAGATAATCTTTACCATTTAGCAGGAAGAAGAAGACCATACAAATACACAAACGTCAGAGATATAAGAACAATAGTGGAATTAGCAAAAATAAACCTCTCCTCTTATGATTGGGCTAAAGAAAAAACACACGACTCACTTGATGACTGTATGTTCCAAATCAAATATACCACAGATGCAATGAAACAACTTAAAAATTCAGGCGGTGGTAAAGAACAAGATTTAGAACGTACTATAAAAGGTCTCTGCGATATGGAAAATTATGTAGTAGGACTTTCTCATCCATCAAAAGATACAATCGAACTAGGATCTAAAATATTCAACCTCCGTGTAGAACAAATGAAGGCTATGGATCTTGTAAATCAGAATAATGAATACTCTTACTCTAATTGGATTGCTGGAGCTGAAGATTAATTTTTTTATATAACATTTCCATTAGTTCTATAATATGTCAACAAAAAACAAAAAGGATCCAGTATGACAGAATTACTTATCGGCTTGGGTTGTTGCTTGGGTATGGCAGGAACTCTATTCGGCTATCTACAATGGTATAAGAAAAAATATAATGACGGTAAAGATCCATCCAGCTTATCGTCAACTTTCTATAAAACAGGATGGAAATTTAGAGTACTACTTATCGTCTTGGCTCTCTGGATGTTCTACCCCGTCTTGCTAGCTAATGGTATGTATTCTTCAGGCGGTTGGTCTTATTATGCACCTTATACTCTCTTGGGTTGGGGTAAATTGTGCTTCGCTATCGCTATGGGTGGAATTATCGGTGTAGCCCTAAATGCTTTCGGTAACTATGAACATGAAAATAGACCACACGTTTTAGGCGCAAGTATCGTAGCAGCAGGTGGAGCAGCTTTGGGCTGTTTGCTGCGGACTAATTGGTACTTGGCTCTCGCTATCTGGGCTGGTTGGTTCATCTATTACCTAATCAAAAACTATAAAAATAATAAGGCTGGTAATAAAAATGCTTGGGGCCTATATATCGAATTGGTCGCTTTCTATGCTGTACCAACTTGCTTAGCCCTGTTCGCTATAATCAATTACTTCATATAATATCTAACACAACCATATAATCATACCTATCTCTCAGGACTTATACGTTTTGAGAGATTTTTTTCGTTGACTTTATAATTAAATAGTTCTATAATAATAACCGTAAAATAAAAGGAGATCAAATGACTTCAATGAAACAATCACCAGACTCAAAAAACGGATTTTGGAATCTCTTCTTACTAGGATACTCCAATGAAAAAATTCGTAAGGCTTTGATCATTAATTACTTGACCAAAGAAGAATTGCAAGCTAGAGTCAGTGAATCAAAAGAAAAAGGAAAAACAACCTATACCGTCATTGAAGCTGTTGATCCAAAAACTAATTCCTTCGTTGAGTTCGCTAAAACTTTTACAGTAGCTCAACGATAAGAAAAATAAAAGCATGAAGCCAAAATCTTCCTCTGCTACATCATTGTGAATAGGAAACAAATTTTTTATAGCGAGGTAGAGCAGTCCGGTAGCTCGTCAGGCTCATAACCTGAAGGCCGTAAGTTCAAATCTTACCCTCGCAACCAAAGATCGGGGTGTGGAGACCGAAAAAATATGCTGAGCTGAATAGATCTACAGCATAAGACGCAGCTCCGGGCAACTTGCACCCCCTGATATTGTAGGAAAGTAGCTCAATTGGTTAGAGCACCACTCTGATACAGTGGGGGTTGTGTGTTCGATTCACATCTTTCCTACCAATGTGGGCCAGCGACAGAGTTGGAGAGCTGTGGCAGACTGTAAAAAATAATTGCAGCCTTATGTAGTGATATATAAGTGAAAATTTGGCTAATTCGGGGAAAGCTAAGTCAACGATATGCTAATCCCGAGCTAGGGTAAAACCGAGTGTAGAGACTTTACACCAGACATCTCAATGAGATGAAGAGAAAGTCCAGACCACAATATGAAAATAATGTGGTAAAGAAATCTGTTGCCTTATGGCTGAGTGTGTTCGAATCGCACCTGACCCACCATTAAAAATAATTAAATGAAATTTATTTGTGGCATAATTATATTAAATTTTATACAATATATCTATATAAAAATAGGTATAATTATATGTTTCAAAATTGCAAAAATTCAAAAGCTCAAGGTAATATTGGTTTAGGTTCTGCAATAGAATATTTTACTAGAAATAGTTTTATTGTAAATGTTCCACTGAACGACAGTCAAGACTATGATTTGATAGTTGATGATGGAATAAAATTACAAAAAGTTCAAGTTAGAACATCTAAATCAAAAACAAAACATGGGTCTTATTGTGTAGACCTAAGAGTTTCTGGAGGAAATGCAACAAATAAATCAATCATCAGAAAAACAAGCAAAGAAATGCAATATGATTTATTGTTTGTTTTATGCGATGATGGTACAAGATATTTGATTCCAAAAGAAGAGTTTAAAAATTTAGTAAGCTGTATTACTGTTGGAAATAACTATAAGGAATTTCAAATATTGTAAATTTATTGGAGCATCGTCTAATGGTAGGACAAGAGATTTTGGTTCTCTTTATAGCAGTTCGAATCTGTTTGCTCCAACCAAAATTAAATGAAATATTTTTTGGTCTAATGAAATTATTTTGATTGTAAAAGCAGTTCTATATAAAAAAGGATTGTTCTTATGATACAAAATAAAAAATTGGAAGTAGCCCGAATGGACGAGGACACCGCCTTGAAAGCGGCTGCACCGAAAGGTGTTGGGGGTTCGATTCCCTCTGCTTCCGCCACTAAAATTTATAAATGTGAATGTGGAAAAGAGTTTGATTATTATCAAAAATTCAACGGGCATAAAACACATTGTAAAATACATCATGATGCAATAGGTACACCGGTTCCGAAAAGTAATTTTCTTGGAAAAAAATTCAAAAGATATATTGAAAAAAATGAAAATCCAGAAGGATGGAAAAAGACTTGTGAAAAAATAAGTAACTCATTAAAAGGAATTTCTCATCTACAAACATTAGAAACAAGAAAAAAAATATCTGATACCTGTAAAAAAAATAAAAAATCAGGTGGATATAGAAAAGGGTCTGGTAGAGGTAAAAAAGGATGGTATAAAGGTTTTTTTTGTGATAGTCAATATGAACTAGGATATTTGATATATTGTCTAGATCATAATATTAATATCAAAAGAAACACTGTTTTTTATCCTTATTATTATAATGGAGAAAAACATAATTATTTACCAGACTTTTTGGTTGATAATAAACTAATAGAAATAAAAGGATACAAAAGAGATATAGATGAAATAAAATTATCAGCAGTAAAAGATAAAGAAATAATAATTTTATATCCAAAAGATCTAAAACATATCTCTGATTATCTAAAACAAACATATAATAAAGATATTGACCATATCTATATTATGTATGATAAATAACACGGGTGTAGCTCAATTGGTTAGAGCGCAACCTTGCCAAGGTTGAGGTTGTGAGTTCGAGACTCATCACCCGTACCAATAAAAAAATAAAAATAAGCGGGCGTAGTTCAATTGGTAGAACAACGGACTTTCACTTCGTAGGTTGTCGGATCGTACCCGACCGTCCGTGCCAAAATTTTGGGGTGTTAGCTCAGCTGGTTTAGAGCAATTACACTTAGTGTAAAAGGTCTAATTAAAAATAGTTCTATATTATATAAAGGAAATATAATATGGAATATATATGTAAATATTGTGGCAAGGTTTGTAAAAATAAACTATCTTTATCTGCACATGAAAATTTTTGTAAATTAAATCCAAACAGAAGAGATATAAGTGGTAAAAATAATCCTCACTTTGGAAAAATTCCACCTAATAAATTATCTGATGATACACCTTTTAAATGTAGAAATGGTGATATAATAGATAAATCTAAAAATGAAATCAAAGAATACAAAGAAACTCATTTTGTTTGTGAAATATGTGGTAGAACAGAAAATTTATGTGTAGATCATGACCATAAAAACAAAACCTTTCGTGGATTACTGTGTCAAGCATGTAATAGAGCATTAGGTTGGTTTGAAAACAATAAAGATAAAATAGAAAAATATTTGGCTCGTGGGAATGCATAGTGTGTTCACCTGACTGTCACTCAGGAAATCAGATGGGGGCGGTACCCATACGAGTCGCCAGTTTTTGAGGAAAAGTCCATAAGTAGGAAAAAGATCTCTTTTGTACTGCTGATTGGACAAAAAGCTCTTGTAGTATAATGGTTATTACAGCCGACTTGTAATCGGCAGATGTTAGTTCGATTCTGACCTGGAGCACCATTTTTTTCTTTACATTTACATTCTGATGTGTAATAGTAAATTCAACACCTATTTAGGACCGCTTTAGTTTACCAGTTTCCATCAAGGTAAGTGTTTTAGATAAGTGCGTTTTTATTGGCGTGTAGCTCAGTCGGTAGAGCAAGGGACTGTAAAATGTTAGCAGCCTTACATAGCAATATGTAAGTGAAAAGCCAGCTAATTCGGTGAAACCTTAACAGATAATGCTGATGGTAACGCCGAGCTAGGAGAAATCCGAGTGTAGAGACTTTACACTGGCCATCTTAATTAGATGAAGACAAAGTCCAGACTACAATGTGAAAACAATGTGGTAAGTAATCAAGAAGTTGCAGGAGCGGGGCCTGCCGGCGGAGCCAAGAATTCTGTATTATTCAGTCCGAGTCCTAAAAATATTTATTAAACAGTTCTTCATATAAAAGGACTGTTTATATGAAGTATTTCTTGATATATAAAATTACAAATCTAACAAATAACAAAGTATATATTGGTAAACATATCACATATGATAAAAACGATGATTATTTTGGTTCTGGTAAACTAATAAGAAGAGCAGTTGAAAAACATGGAGTACAAAACTTCAAAAAAGAAATATTATTTGAATGCTCTAATGAAGAAGAAATGAATCAAAAAGAAAAAGAAATTGTTAATGAAAAATTTGTAAAAAGTAAAAACACTTATAATCTAAAAATTGGTGGCGATGGTGGTTTTGATTTTATAAACACAAACTGTAGA